GATCAATCTAATGAGTGAATACAGAAACAGAACAACAGGCGAAGTTAAATCGCAGGGGCAGTGGCGCAATGAGTTCGCCAACATGTCCCTGCCTCGTGTATGGAAAGCAGCAACCCTAGACGCACTAGACCTAGACCCAGTGCTAAAGTCACCTGCGGCTACCACTACAGCATACCAAGCGTCTGTGCGTGATGGTGTTGAGCAAAACGCAAACGGTGATTGGGTAGAAAAGTATGTTGCCCGTGACATGTTTGCTGACACCACAGAGGATGGCGTTACGACAACCAAGGCAGAGCATGAGGTGGCTTATCAGGCTACACTTGATGCTAAGACTGCCGAAGGTCATCGCACCACACGCAATAAGCTATTGGCTGACAGCGATTGGACGCAGATGAATGACAGCCCTCTCAGCAATGAGGACAAGACAGCTTGGGCTACCTATCGCCAAGAGCTGCGCGATATGTCAGACCTAGACGCGTGGCCTAATATTGGCGATGATGATTGGCCTGTTAAACCATAAGGAAATAAATCATGGCAGTAACATACATATGGTCAGTAGCAAACACTGAACGCAATCTATCAGACGGTGGCATCACTGTTATTCACTGGCGTTGCACAGGATCAGAAACGGTAGGATCGGGCGATGATGCAGTTGAGTACACTGCGTCTAACTATGGCACAACTAGCCATACATATGATGCAGACGCGGCAGACTTCATTGCATATGACAGCGTAACAGAGGCAAATGCGATTGCTTGGGCGCAAGCTGCGCTAGATCAATCGGCTATTGAGACTGCGATTAGTGATGACATTGCAGCGCAGAAGAACCCAACTACTGGCGATGGAGTGCCTTGGTAAGATGGACAAACGTACTGTATCATCAGCGCATGAGCGCATAGACACGATAGAAAAGCAAATCGTTGCTATGAAAACGGAAATGGATATTCAGTTCCGTGATTTGTTTAATCGTGTGAAAAGACTAGAGGCCATTATGATCGGCTCATCGGCAGCTATAATTATTATGCTGTTAAGACTGAGCTTGTCGGGATGATGACATGCCTATTCTTGAGAGCATAGCCGCAGCAAACGCTGCGTTCTCTGTTATCAAGACAGCCTTATCAAATGGTAAGGAAACGGCAAACCTGATGGGGTCTATCGGCAAGTTTCTGAGTGCCGAAGAAGATATTAAATCTGCCGTTGAGCGTAAAAAGAAAAACCCATTGACAGCTATTACTGGCGGTTCGCCTGGAGATTGGGAGGAGTTTCAGGCATTGGAGGACATCCGCCAGAAGCGCCTCGAACTCGAGAGCTGGTGCCGCCTAATGGCTCCGCCAGGCACTTGGGACAGGTGGGTATCCTATGAAGCCAAGGTGCGCAAGCAACGTGCCGATGCGAAGAAAGCAGCTGAGAAAGCTAGGCAAGAGCGCATGGAAGCCGTCGCCACATTCGCGGGGATTGCTATGGCAGTCCTTGTTTGTTTGCTCGGCGTGTATTACTTGGGTGTTTACTTGGAGCGCTGGTAATGTGGATACTTGTGTGGCTCAGTTTCATTGATGAAAAGTTTGAGTATTATCAGCTTGGCGCATTCGGGACAGAGGCGCATTGTAATAGAGCAAAGGCCAAGGCAGAGGTAATGGTTAAGAATGTCGGGCAAGCAGTCACCTGTTTTGCAGTTGATAGAAATTAAGCCAGGTGTGTGGTGTGTGTACAAAAATGGAAAAGTTGTTATAATCACCACGCATAAACGGATAGCGGAGCGTATCTATGCCAGCAACAGTAATTGACGAATACAAAATATTCCCGCGATTGATGATGCTAGTTGTCACTATCTTAACTTATCAAAGCGTACACTGGTACATGTCATTGCCTGATCCCACGAATGGACAGGCTGGTTTGGTTAGCGTCTGCATGGGCGCTCTCACAGGCTGCTTTGGTATCTGGATGAACAAAGAAGCTAAGACAGATCGGGGGTCGGTATGATTGGTCAGATCGTATCAGCGATTGGTGGGCTTGCTACGTCATACATTGACGGCAAGACAGCCATTCAAAAAGCAAATGCAGAAATCAAACTCAAACAAGCCACTGGCGAAATGGATTGGGAGCAAGCTGCTATATCTGCAAGCAATAACTCTTTTAAAGATGAGCTGTGGACAATTGTTTTCGTTGCTATCCTTGCTGCTAATTTCGTGCCTGCTTTACAAGAAACTATGGCACGAGGATTTGCCAACCTTGAGACTACCCCCCTCTGGGTACAGTGGGGGATGTATGCGTCCATTGCCGCCTCGTTCGGAATAAGAACAGTAAAAGGATTTAAGAAATGAGCGAGTTTAAACTTAGCCGCCGCAGTCTTGACCGATTGCAGGGCGTAGATGAGCGCATGGTGGCTGTTGTCAATCACGCCATCACGGTAACAAAGACTGACTTTGGGGTTATCCAAGGTATGCGCACCATAGAACAGCAGAAAGAGCTTGTTGCCAAAGGTGCCAGCCAAACCATGAAGTCCAAACACCTAGACGGTTTAGCTGTTGACTTGATGGCTTATATCAATGGCAGAGGCTCTTGGGAGCTAAACTTGTATGATGATCTTGCTGACGCAATGGCTGACGGGGCAAATGCAGTAGGCTGTAAGGTGCGCTGGGGTGCTGCATGGCAGATCGACAACATTGGCGATTGGGACGGCACTGCAGAGGACGCTATGAACGCTTACATTGACCTGCGCAGGTCGCAAGGTCGTCGCCCATTTATTGATGGTCCTCATTTTGAACTGATGGTCTAAGCACTGGCCTGATTGACTTGGACATGACACCTGTTTCCCTGCAGTACATGTCCACGTCACCGTCTGCAAACATGTATTTATCCATGTCCTCGTTGTCGCGAATGAACACCTGACACGCCTCATATGAGGGCAGCAGTATATACGTTTGTATATCCATGCCGCGCACTGCGTACTCTATGTAAAACGCGGTAAAAAATTCCAATTGATTGCCTCTCTAAATTTGGTAGATTGCTGAATGTGAGGGGGTTGATAACCATCGTTTTTGTTGGTCATCCCCCAGCTTATCCCGACACCTTACACTGGCCCCCTCACACGATTTATTTCTGCAGATACTTAGCCCGCCAGTAACGCACACTGCTTTCAGATATGTCTAGCTCATTGGCTATGTCTACTGTGCGGAAACCCTCTTCAACCATTTCCTTGATCAAGGCTAAGCGCTCTGGGTTATAGGTGCCATGTGGGCGTCCCGCCTGTTTGGGCTTAGGTTGTTCGCGTTTCTGCTGTTGCAACCCTGTACCCCATTTCTTGCGATACGCAGCATTTTCCTGCTTGGCTAGTGCGGCCCATGCTGTCGCTATTGTCATACTGGTGTCCCTTCTATTTCTACTGGTTGTTCTTTTTTATCAATGATGTGCTGCACAAGCGCACGTATCTCATCGACTTCATTTTTCTGATGATTTGGGTTTGCCTTATGTGCAGCGCACAAGCGCACAACGCGCTTGAGATACTGCAGTTCCTGATTAGGTGTCACTGCCTTTTCCCTTCATTATTGTATCAGTTATTTTATCGAATAAGTTAAGTTGATCGCATTCCTGTGCGGCACCTGCAAGATATTCTGAAAGCAGGACTGCATCATCAGAGTTATCGGGGCCAATTACAATCTTATTGGGCATGTCCATAGATATTTGATACAAGCCATCAACTTTCTCGACTTGCACTGAATTTATAACTGCCTTTAAATCTGTCTGCTTCATGCTGCACCTGCTTTTGGTTGATAGTAGGCTTTTTTTGTACCAAATGCGGGATGCCCTGCCCAGAACCCCTCTATCCATGTGTACCATTTTCCATCCTGACGCTGAATGGATTTGGGATGATCGGACAATGCCTTGCGCCAGTGACCACGACGAAAATGCAGGGGTTTTTTGTGGAAGGTTTCATCATGCGGGACTTTTGCCGCAACAGGTTTGTCGATATTCCAGCTTATCTTATGCCAAGCGTCTACTGCAAAGCCCATGCCCCTGTGCAAGCCCCTGCGCTGCTGCCGTGTCCCGATTGGTTGCGACTTAACAAACCTCGGTTTGTTAATCAGATGTAAAAAATGCGCTGCGCAGCGTAACCAAGTTGCATCAATTTGAAGCTGCGTGACATTTGAATTTTCACCTGTCCATTTTTCCCTTTGAAATTGTTTTATTTTCATGCCACCCACGTATTCGGTAGTGACAGCCCCTACTATTCTTGGGGCCATCGTGTCCGACAAATAGCACCCAGCTACAAAAAAGTTTTCTAGCGGCAGCTCCCAAGGAAATTCTGTAACATCTAAGGGGTTTTCTACTCCAAACTCAAAATCTGGGTGTTGACTTTTACTAGCCGTAGGAACCATTAGCAAAATCAGCTTTTCTTGGGCAACAATTTGCGTTGGATCAACATGTGGGTTTTTCCCTACGTGCGACATATCTACATACAAAGCTAAGGGTGAAGCAGGCAAGATCGTATCCGCAGAGGGCGGTGTCTCGAAATCCTCATACTCTATTATAGCTGTATCCATCGCATGTTGCGATATTTCGGTGCAGTCAAATAAAGTAGCATCGCGCAACACTTTGGCAGCCGCAGGCACAGTCATCGTACCAGATGATCCTATAGGTATATCAGGCCACTTCTCATAGCTTTCTATTAGCTTAGGCACAAACTCCATCATTTCCATGTTATTCATCCTTTCTTATTGGTATCTCGCCATCGCCACTGCAAAAGGCGCAGATTTCTTTTTGCTCTTCTAAGTAGCCACTGTCGCGGCTAGGTCCGTGACGGTGCGGCACATTAAAGTAAATGTATCCTTCCCCGTCACATGTCGTGCATTTCTCATAACCTTCTAAAATGGCGGCTCCTCCTCTTCATGCTTTGGCAACCACACCATGTCGTGGTTTAACCAAGTGATTAAAAATTCTCGCAATGACATTTTTGCCTCATTCGCGGTTGACAGGGATATCATTTGCATATAACGGTGATAGCGTCAACTATTTTTTTGCGAGGTAATGATATGAGTGACATGGTTCAAGTTTTGGTGCGTTTGCGCCCAGAGGTCGCGGAGGCTCTAGCGATATGTAAAGAGCGCACGCGCATGAGTAAGAGCGGTATTGCTGAGAATGCATTGCGTGATTTTTTAGCAAAGCACGGCATTCAAGTGGAGCAGCCGAAAGTAGATGGTTAATTCCAGAGCAAAGGGCGCAGCGTTTGAAAGAGAAATAGCCAACAAGTTGATGGACGAACTCAACACTAAGGCAACCTTTAAACGTGACATCGAACAGTATCGTGCCGCCGATCATGGCGACATCATCTGCGACGACAGCAGCTTTCCATATGTATTGGAGCTAAAGCGTTACGCAGGTAAAGGTCACACTTACGTTCAAGCGTGGTGGGATCAGGTAGAGAAAGCAGCACAGTCGGCAGGCAAAGAGCCTGTGCTGATTTATAAGTATGACCGTCAACCAATCACGGTTGTAATGAGACTAGAACATTTAATGGGCGATGGTGCGATGCACGATGAAAAAGTGCGGATGGATTGGGAAGCGTTCATTTATATAGCAAGGGAAAAATGGAATGCATAGACACTGGAGTGACGAAATCTTTGAGGTGTTTGTTACAGATAAGAAGGGCAACAAAAGCCACACGATTATCTTTCATACAAGCAAAATTTCTGTAATCGAAGAAGTTGATTGGACAGTGGGTGACGATGAGCCAATCTGGACTTTTACCTTCGTTGATGGCTCAAAATACGATGTGCGCATGAGCCAAAAAGAGTTTGAGTTGGTGCTAAAATGGATGTGACACACATTGATTACGCAATGTCGAATGAGGACTATCACGACAAGGATAAGCACCCTCACATCAGTTCGACAGACATTAAAACGGTAGAGAAAACGTCACCCCTGCATTGGGCGTTGAAACAATCTCTGCCGAAAAAGAAACCCACACCCGCAATGGTTCTGGGGTCTGCAGTTCACGCGATGATCAGTGGGCCAGACAAAGCCCTATTTGTGCGCGGCCTGCCCAATCGCCTAAAGCGTAAAGAGTGGGCCAAGATGGAAGAGGAAGCCGCAGCCAAAGGTCAGACACTTTTAACTGAGAGTGAGTTCGATGAGGCCCGCCGCATATCAGACACAGCGATAGAAACCTGTGACCTA